AGGCCACACCATCGCCCACGCCGACCGCGCCCGCAATTACGTCCGCTCTAACACTCTCCTCAAGCGCTTCCTGGGCGACGACTGGACCATGCCCTTAGACCAAATGTGGTTCTACGAAGTCGAGCGCGAGGAGCACATGGCCAAAAATGAACTGAACAAATTCCTGCAGGAGATGCCTGCCGATGACCTCGAAGCCTTCCAATCCACCGCAATCTCAGTCTTCGATACCGACACCATTAGTTGGTATCGTGACGAGGCTGGCAGACGAGACCCTGTTGGTGTCTATACCATCCTCGGGGATGACATTCCAGATCGCCTGCGTATACCTCAACGTCAATGGGACTACGATAAACCTTCCATTACGGTACGAGCCAACTGGAGCCCCCAAGTCTCTCTGGAATACACTCTTCAACCTGTGCGCTGGGAAGGCTACTCCTCCGACTCCGAGCACGGAAAGCTCTACATCTACGAGCGACCGCAAGACGGTGAAGAATACGGATTCGGAGTCGACACATCCGACGGGCTAGGCCAGGACCGCAGCGTGATCGAAGGCATCCGCAAGGGCGATCTGCACCGCAACGATCTCCAGTGCGTCGAGTACGCCAATCCCTACGTGAACGCCTTCGACCTCTGGCCTATCTGCATGGCGATCGGTTCCTACTATGCCGTCCGCCGCCAGGGCATCATTCAGCAACCTCGCATGGCGATCGAGTGCAAGGGCAACGGTGAAGCCACGCAAAACGAACTCCGCAAACGTGGCTGGTCTAATTTCCACCTCTGGGTCCGCTACGACACCAAGAAAATTCGCAAGTCTCAGTCCCAAAAACTAGGCGTATTCACCAATTACTGGTTCCGCACGATGATGATGGATTGGATCATCAAGTTCCTGCGCGATGGCTGGCTCGATATCAACTCTCCTTATTTCGTCACTGAAATGGAGGATTTGGAGCGCGGCGAAGAAATCCAGGAACTAAAGGCAACCTACGGCGGGCACGACGATCGCATCATGGCCATGGGCATTGTTCTCATTTCTCTCTACGACACCGAGATCCGCACAGGTGGCCGGGCGCCCGGCGTGATGCGCGAAACTCACAAACGTGGCTCCGAAGAAAAATACTACCCAACCTTCGACGAGCAAAAGAGCTGGCAGACTCACGACATGCCCCTAGTCAGCTCGCCTATGGAATCCTACCTCATGGGTCCAGCCGATCGCGATTGGGCCAAAAACGATCCGCGCTCAATATTATTCGGCGGAAAACCCGAACCTGAAACTACCTTTAGCGAGTATGATATATAGTCTATGCCAACCACTCAACTAACACCAGGAACTAACGTAACAGTAGATTTCAGCGGCGTCGATGCGGGCTCAAATCCCGCGCCGATTACCTCTCCATCTGTAGACATCAGCGATCATTCTCTTGCCTACGCCGTCCTGTTCTCTCCTACTCGTGCGATTGTCGTAGCACGTGGGCCGCTGGGCAACTTTAACCTCCTGATCAACGCCAAGGATGCAATGGGCGTAGCTCTCCCAACGGCTACCGTCCCTTTCGCGTCCGTCGTCGGTAGCGCGATCGCCTTGGTCACTACGGTCGGCACGCCGCAGCCTAACGACATCACCACACCACCGATTCCGGTAGGCTGGTAGACTCATGACCGTATGTGTGCACTGCAACCAGGAGCTTTCCATCGGTGACTTCCCGTTCTGCCCGCATCAACCCATTCGGCACGCACATGCCCAAGGCTTTGATCCGGTTGTGGTGCATGTCTCGGCGTCAGGCGAATACCGCTTCCCTGGCACAACTGACGCGGCGGTTCCTGAGGGCTATCGCAAAGTCGAGATCCGCACAATCCAAGAGGCAGACCGCGTGGCAAGGGAAGTTAACGCGCAGGAAGACTCGAAGCTCCGCGACGTCCAGAGGCAATCGGAAACCAATCGCCTAGCCACGCGTGCCCGCAATCGCGAGTTCATGGATCGCATCCGGCACAAGCTCTCACCCGCCGCGCAGCAATATCTCGACCGCGCCCGCGAGTACGTGGCCGAGAAAGACCAGCGGCGCGCCAACGACCGCCCACGATCCACGAATTTCCACTTCGACGTGTTCGCCCACGACAGCAGCAACCGCGAGCGCTACGCCGACCAGAGAACAGAATGGAAGAGTCGAAAGGGCTAGACAAATATCGCAAGCTGCTGGCCGACCGCCCGGAGAAATTCACCGGCAAAGAAGCCGACTACACTCCTGCCGCGCGCAACAAATCTGACTACTTCTGCAAAGACTGCAAGCACTTTTTCACCGGCAAAGTAGCTGGTTATAACGTGTGCGAAGTGGTACGCTTGCACCCAGAGATGTCGATCGAGCCCAAGGCCCGCTGCCGCTACTGGACCCGCACGGGCGAGCGCTTTCCCATACTAAACAACCATGGCTGATATGCTATCGGAATCCCTGCTCACCGAATCTTTGAAGACTTGTCCTTGTGGCGTGGAGTTCATTCCCTCTAGAATTTCTCAGGTGTATTGCAGCTCTGATTGTATTCGTTTGGCTGACGTGCAACGGGACATGAAACGGGACTGGTGGCGCAGTCGTGGTAAGGAATGGCGCGCGGCGCAGGTGAAGCATGGCTAACTATCGCGATTCCGATTGGAAGATGCCGCCCGTCCATAACCGCGACGGCACACTTGTCAACTCCGATCGCAAACTAGGATGGTTCCGTGAAGCAATCCAAGAAGCCGAAAACTTCAATCGCATTCAGCGATCTTACATCGACATGGATCGCGCCCTCGACGTTATTGCCGGAGTCAGCGCCTCCGATACGCGTCAAGCTCGAACATTATCCGGGGTCCGTGTTAATCGTGCCAAGCGTAATGTACGAGAGCTTGTTGCAACACTTAGCAACCTCCGACCAATGTGGGGCTACAAAAACGACAACCACGACTTCGACCAACAAGCCATCATCCTGAACAAAATGGTCAACTCGTGGTGGCTCAACACTTTCGCCGACCGGGCCATCCGTAAAGCTCTCCAATACGCCTTCGTCATGGGCGCTGGCTACATCTCCCCGGTCTGGGTCCGTGATTTCTGGTCTGCGGGCCGCGGTGACATTCACCTGAACGTCTATGGCCCGCGCGACATTTTCTTCATCCAGCTCCCCGCCGATCACAACTTCCAGAAAGCCTATGCGGTCTCGATCCGCATCCGCACGCCGATCCACATTGCCCACATGATGTGGCCAGACAAGGCCGACTTGCTCACTCCTACCTACATGGCCAGCGGTCCACTTAAACGTGGCATGGGCCGTGTGACCGGCTTCGTTACCCCCATCCTGCGGCGCTTCGGTGTGGGCCAGGCGCGGCGCGAGGAAGACGACACTCCCTTCCCGATGGTCGACATCTATCACACCTACGTGATGGACGCCTCGATGAACATGGGTCCAGACGTCCGCATGATGGGCGACCCGGATACCAACTGGTCATACGAAGTGCCTGTCTTTGGCTCCGACGTCTTCAGCGGCATGATCGACGCCCAAGGCCGCAAGCTCACACGCAAAGCGACCTACGAAGACGCGATGCTCTACCCGAATCGCCGGCACTTCATCTGCGCGCTCGACAACAACGTTGAACTCTCTGATGGTCCTTCCCCGTGGTGGATCAAGGGCGTTCCTCTGGTCCAGTTCAACATCGACGATTGGCCCTGGGAGGTCAATGGCTACTCTGCCATGCGCGACATGGCACCGATCCAAGCCTCGAACAACGGCCTGATGCGCGCGGTAGACGACGCCGCGAACGCCCGTCTACGCCCCAATGTCTTCTATGACATGGACGTTCTCGCTAAGACCCTGATGGACGATCTCGATTTCAGGGCAGGCGGCCAGTCGATCCCGGTCAAGATGCAGATGATCGACACGCCGATCAAAGCTATCCTCGACCCTCGTCACTACGAAGTCCCAAATTACATTCCCGAATGGATCAAGGCCCAGGAAGAACGGATGGATCATATCAGCGGCGTGCGCGACCTGACCGCCCTCGCGAAAGCCCGGCAGATCCCCTCGTCGGAATCTATGGAAAAGCTCATGGAGATGGCCGGCCCGCTAATCACCGACATGGGCCGTAATATGGAATCCTCCCTCAGCGCCCTGGGCCAGCAATGGATGGCTCTCTTCTTCCAGTTCATGGCCATCACGCCTCGGATCGTGCAAGTCCTTGGCCAGGACGGTATCACCGAGGAAACCTTCGACTACGATCCAGGCAACATGATCCCTTCTCACATGCCCGGCGAAGATCGCTCGATGCCATCTCCCACGCCGCGGATCACCCGCAGCCGCTGGCACATGGGCAATTTCATCTTCCATGTGACTCCAAATACCAGCCACAACATCACGCAAATGGGCAAGAAAATGCTCAACTTGCAGCTCTACCGTGGCTCCGGCCTGCCCTACCCGATGGACCCGTGGACGCTCGCTGAATCCATGGACCAGAACATTGGCCCGACGCCCGAGGGCACCAGCAATCAATTCCAGCGCTGGGTAAAATGGATGGAGATCGTCAAGACTGTCATGGGTGGCATGCAGGGTGGTCAAGGCAAGGGCGCCGGTCGTCCACCGTCGGGCGGCGCAGCTCCTCACTTGGTCCAAAAGGGCGGTCGTCAAACCGTGGCGGAGTCTCGCTGATGCCCTGCTGCGTCCATTGTCATCACAATCTGGTGCCCGTGGCGATCGAGCACGAGCAGCCCATAGCCTATCTCTGCATGTTCTGCTTCTCCATCTGGCAGCTCAACATCGGTTATAATCCATGGATCAATCAGCACGATCCTGAGATCCTGGAGCCACGCTTTGCCTGATCCCATTGGTCTGCCGACTCCGTCGTTCTCGCTCTCTACTCTAATCAATCGCTACAAAAACGCCGAGCCTGCCAAGTATTCTCTCGCTTACTCTCGCCTGGGCCGCCAGCCGATGATCTTCTCCGAGTCTCCCGAGCAAGCTAAGCAATTGATCGGTACCGATCTCGGTAGGTCTTATCAGGTATTCGGCAAAGCCGCACCCTTCGATGCTTTGCACGACGCCGCGGTACATGGCGTATTGACTGCAGATCCAGCAGCGGGGCCATTGGCCGACCCGGTGCGCAAATTGTATGAAGGCGGCGAGCCCGTTTCTGTAGTTGCGCCGTACAAGGAACCTGTTGTCGTAGGGCGTAGCAAGAGCGGTAAGGGTGGCCGCATCGTTGAACAGGGCACGCCGTCTGGCGTTCCGCTGCATGAGGCTGTCCATTCTTACATGGGCAGCGACAGGGTGCCTGTGAATCTGCTCTTTACTAAGCTTGAGCCTGACGTGCGCGGGCGCATAACCGATACGCTTGCAAGGCAGGGCTATCCTGTAGAGGCGTTTGTAGATGAGATACCTGCGCGCCTGGCGGCGGGCCAGTTCGACAGACTCGGGTTATCTCGTGAAGAAGGCCAAAAACTCTGGCAAACCTACCTCGACATGTACGCCAAAATGTCACCAGAAAAAGCCAACCGTCTACGCCTCTACACCAAAGGCCGTACTGGTACTGTCGACCCTTCCCTTGGTACTTCCACCCTTCCCCCGGAACCCCAAGCAAAATAAACAATTGACACAAAGTCCATAAGGATTTATCCTGTACCCGATTGGGATCAGTCAACTCGATAACGTACTTCAGTCAATTGCGGGGCAACTCGTTGAGTACCGATAGCGTCTATCGCAGTCGGGGAAAGGAGCAACCCATGTTTGAATTCACCACGCGCGAAGTCAAGAATCGACGGAAGCGCCACAAAAAGCGGTAACGTATGGCAAGGCGCGGTAAAAAGCGGTCCCACTCCCGCAAACGGGGCCGGTACTGAAATCCAGTTGACTGATCCGGCTATCATACACTTATGAAACGAATGTCCAAGCGCGGCGAAAAGAAGACCGGCGGCAAGGTCCGTACTCCCTTCGTCCGCACGATTGGCAAGTCCCGGTAACCCATGGGCGGCATTGCGACACCATTTCAAGGCGGCTTCGTACCGCCCGGTGCGCCCGGTTCA